GTTTCAAGATCAAGGCGCTTAGCTCCAACCCCAGCAACCTGCGTGGTATGCAGGGCAACGTCATCATAGACGAAGCCGCATTCCAGAAAGACCTGGCAGCCGTGCTCAAGGCGGCATTAGCCTTGACCATGTGGGGCAGCAAGGTTCGCTTGATCTCCACCCACAACGGTATCGAGAACCTGTTCAACACTCTGATCCAGGATAGCCGGGCTGGCAAGAAGCGGTTCAGCATTCATAGCATCGACATCGATACCGCCGTGCGTGAAGGTCTGTATCGCCGGATCTGCCAAGTCAGCAAGAAGCCATGGAGCCAGGAATCCGAAGATGAATGGCTGGCAAACCTGCTCAAGGATACCGCCACCGAAGAAGATGCCCGCGAAGAGTACTACTGCCAGCCCAAAAGCGGCGGTGGTGCCTACCTTCCCCGTGGTCTGCGTGAGCGCGCTGCCCGTGGTGATGGCCCGGTTCTGCGCTTTACCGGATCGGCTGCCTTCAACTCGGCACCTGAGCCTGTGCGCATTGCCGAGATGCAGGAATGGCTTGATGAGGTCGTGTTGCCCTATCTGCTGAGCCTACCAAAAGAGATCCGTCATGCCCTGGGTGAAGACTTTGCCCGCTCTGGTGACTTGACGGTGCTGGCCCCCATCCAGGTGCACGACGACACAAAGCGCCATGTGCCATTCACCGTTGAGCTGAAGAACGTCCCATTCAAGCAACAGGAGCAGGTGCTCTATTTCATCTGTGACTGTCTGCCGCGCCGCAACGGCATCTGGCTGGATGCCCGTGGCAATGGCCAATATCTGGCCGAACAGGCCGCCTACCGCTACGGCGAAGAGGTGGTGCAGGTGATGCTGTCAGTGGGGTTCTATCGCGAGAACATGCCGCGCTTCAAAGCCGCGTTTGAAGATGACGAACTGGTGATGCCCAAGCACGAGGACATCATCACCGATCTGGGACAGATCCAGATCATCCGTGGCGTGCCAGGCATTGATGATAGCCGCACATCGGGCAGCGATGGCAACAAGCGCCATGGTGACTCGGCTGTTGCCATCTTCCTGGCCTACTTGGCCAGCCGCAGCGAGTTCACCGAGTACGGATTGCATGCCATTGGCCGCCCCAATGCCGGAGCACCAGAACATTATCAGTCGGTGGCAGAGCGTAATGCCTATGAAGACCAGCAACAGTTAAGGGCCGCCCGTGGCCGAGGAGTATCACTGTGACCACACTTGTCGATTCAAGAGGCAATCCCCTCAAGCCTGACCAGGCTGTTCTCAAAGAGGAGATCGCCGGAGCCTATGTCACCGGGGTGCGCAATCCGCGCGCGCCGTCGGTGGCCAGCACCATCACCCCTCATCGTCTCGCTGGCCTGCTGCGTTCTGTTGTTGATGGCAACAACCCGGCCGATTACATGGCATTGGCCGAGGAGATTGAGGAGCGCGATCTGCACTATGCGTCCGTTCTGCGCACTCGCAAGCTGGCGGTGGCCAAGATCTCTCCGACAGTGGAGGCTGCCAGCGATCTGCCTGCAGATGTCGAGATGGCAGAACGGGTGCGTGAGCTGGTCTCGGATGATGGCGTGCCGGAGCTGCTGTTCGACCTGCTCGATGGCCTTGGTAAAGGGGTGGCCGTGGTCGAGATGCTTTGGGATACCACCAAGACACCCTGGACACCCAGGGAGTACCGTTGGGTTGACCCTCGGTTCCTGCGCCCTGATCTTGCCACTCAGCGCGAGATATTGCTGATTAGCGATGACGCACCACAGGGCAAACCACTGGAGCCTTACAAGTTCCTGGTGCATACGCCGCGCACCAAGTCAGGCAGCATCTGGCGCAATGGTCTCACTCGCCTGTGCGCTGTGATGTATATGCTCAAGTCGTTCACCGTGCGCGATTGGTGGGCGTTCGCCGAAGTATTCGGTATTCCGGTGCGCATCGGGAAATATGGGGCAGCGGCCACGCCTGAACAGATCCAGACCTTGATTTCTGCCATCGGTCAGATTGCCTCGGATGCCGGGGCTGTGATCCCGGAGAGCATGAAAGTCGAGCTGATGGAAACCGCCAAGGGCAATGGCGGGGATACCCTGTTCGAAAGCATGGCGCGCTGGTGTGATGAGCAAACCAGCAAGGCGGTGCTCGGCCAGACCATGACCACCGACAACGGCAGCAGCCGCTCTCAGGCCGAGGTGCACAATGAGGTGCGGCTGGATATCGCGGAGTGGGATGCCCGTCAGCTGGAAGCCTGCCTGAATGAATACCTGGTCAAGCCTTACATCATCCTGAACTGGGGCGTGCAGTCTGACTATCCCAAGGTGCGGCTGATTGTGCCGCAGCCGGAAGACCTGAAGATGCTGATTGATAGCATCACGCCACTGATCGACCGTGGCATGAAGGTCAGCTCCAGCGAGATGCGGGACAAGTTCGGTCTGTCTGATCCGGAAGCCACCGATGAGCTGTTGCAGCCGCTGAACAAGATGTCACAACCTGAGCCGCTGGCCATGAATCGCCGCCTGGCCATCAACCGGGTGCAGCAATCGAGCGTGGCCATCATCAATGATTTGACGGATGAGGCCATGGCCGATTGGGTCGAGCTGGGTGGTGATGATTTCATGTCGCCGGTGCTCAAACTGGCTGAAGAGGCAAGCAGCTTCGAGGAGTTCAATGCGGGTTTAAGCAAGCTGCAATCCGAGCTGAGTGCCGAGCAGTTCACCGAGCAGATGGCTCGCCTGTTGTTCCAGGTGCGCGGCTTGGGGGATGCGCAAGATGCCTGAGCCCGTTGCCAGCAAGTTCCCGCCCAAGGAGGCGCTGGACTGGTTCAAGGCCAAGGGCCTTAAACCAGCGTTCGACTACCGCGATGTGTGGAAGGAAGAACACGCCAACGCCTTCACCGTAGCCAAGATGCTCAATGCCGATCTACTGGTCGAGGTGCGCCAGCTGGTCGAACAAGCACTGGAAGAGGGCCAGACCTATCAGCAGTTCGCTACGTCGCTCAAGCCACTGCTGGTCAAGTCAGGGTGGTGGGGTATCCAGGAGATGGACGACCCACTGACCAATGAAACCAAGCTGGTACAGCTGGGTAGCGAGGAACGGGTCAAGACCATCTATCGCACCAACATGCGCACCGCCCGTGCGGCGGGACAGTGGCAGCGCATCGAGCGCACCAAGCGTGCCATGCCCTATCTGCTGTATCGCTTGGGCCCAGCCAAGGAGCACCGGGCATTGCATGTCAGTTGGGCGGGTGTCCTGCTGCCAGTTGATGATCCATGGTGGTCAACGCATATGCCGCCCAATGGATGGGGTTGCCATTGCGGGGTGCGGTCTGTCTCTCGGGTCGAAGCCGAGAAGCTGACAGCCTCCGGCAACATTCTCACCGAGGCGCCGAACGATGGCACCAAGCAATGGCTGAACAAGCGCACCGGTGAAGTGGAGACCTTACCAGCCGGGATTGATCCGGGATGGGACTACAACCCAGGGAAAAGCCGTTCAGCGAGCATGAAGGCCGACTTGGCAGAGAAAGAAGCGCGGCTTCGCCAAACGCTCTCAGCGCCTTTGTGAGCGTTTATGGCGGCAAGGGCACGCATGAAAACCGTTTAAACAAATCTGGAGCGATTTAAACGTGGTTTAAATGTGGTTGTGCGGTGTGTATGAGGGTTGGTTTGGCTTTTGGCTTGCCAGCCCGTTTTTTATCGGTATCCTGAACTCCTCCTCTGTGCGATGACCGTTCATCGCATGTCAGTGAAATCTCTGATTCTGACTCCCCTCGCTACATCCATCATTCTGAACTCGCCAAGCCGTTGCTGTAACGGCTGCTGATTTACGTTGGCCCGCCCCATGAGGAGGTCGCCATGTAACGGAGCGAGTATGCGAAAACTATCCCTTGCCCTTTGCTTTGATCTGTCACGCCAACAAGTGCTGGATGAAAAGGTTTGGCTGCCCCTGATCCCGTCTGGTGCGTTCACCGGGAACGATGGGCGCAGCTGGATTAACAGCAATCCGGACGCGGTCGTGGCGTCATTCAAGCGCAAGCGCCCCTTCGATATCGAACACTCCACTCACCTCAAAGGCCCGAAGGGCGAAAAGGCACCAGCTGTCGGCTGGATCCTGGCGCTGCAGAACCGTGGCGGCGAGGTGTGGGGGATGGTCGATTGGAATAGCGAAGGCAGTGAACTGCTGGAGAAGAAGCAATATGCCTTCTACTCGCCAGCCTTCAACTTTGACTCGGCCGGAAATGTCACCTCCATTGCCAGTTGCGGCCTGACCAATGAACCAAACCTTGACGAACTACCTGCACTCAACCGCGAGGAAACCACCATGCCGTTGCCCGTTGAACTGACCCAGGCATTGGGTCTGTCTGCTGACGCCCAGCTCGATGCTGCGCTGACTGCTATCACCACGCTCAAGTCTGACCGCCAGTTGGCGCTGAACCGTGCCGCTGCCGCACCTGACCTGTCGCTGTTCATCCCCAAAGAAACTCATGAGCTGGCTCTGAATCGCGCCACCGCAGCGGAAACCAAGCTGCAGGAGTATCAGGAGCAAGAAGTGACTGCCCTGGTGGATGACGCTATCGCCGCCGGAAAGGTCGCGCCGGCCAATCGCGATATGTACCTGGGCCTGTGCCGCAGTGAACAGGGTCGCAGCCAGTTTGCCGATTTCGTGAAAAGCGCCCCGGTGATTGCGGGCAAGGATCCGACCAAACAGACCAAGGCTGGCCAGCAAGGCCAGGACGGTTTGACTCAGGACGAGTTGGCCCTGTGCCGCGCCATGGGTGTCAAACCTGAAACCTGGGCGGCTAACCGCCATCACAAACCGACCTACTAACAGGAGCACCTGACCATGGCTTTTACCCAAGCACAAATTATCGAAGCGTTGACTGTCGGCGCGAACTCGGCCTTTACCGAAGGCCTGAACACCACCACCCCGCAGTGGGACAAGATTGCCACCAAGGTGCCGAGCACTGGCTCCAGTGAGTTCTATGGCTGGCTGGCCGATCTGCCGGGTATCGCTGAATGGGTCGGCGCTCGCATGCTCAAGGAGCTGGCCTCCCACGGCTATGCCATCCCGAACAAGACCTTCGAAGCATCCATCAAAATCAAGCGCGAAGATCTGGAAGACGACAAGATCGGCAAGTACTCGGTGCTGGCCCGCAGCTGGGGTCGCGAAATTGGCCTGTTCCCGGATAAGCAAGCCTATGGCTTGTTGGCGGCTGGCTTCTCAACCCTGTGCTATGACGGCCAGAACTTCTTCGATACTGACCACCCGCTGGATACCACGCCCGCATCCACCTTCTCCAACGTCGTTGGGGATCCGGCAACTGACACCGGTGCACCGTGGTTCCTGCTGGATAACTCGCAGATCCTGATGCCGGTCATCTTCCAGGAGCGTCGTCCGTTCGCGCTGGAGTTTATCGGGGCTACCAGTGAATACGCCTGGTTCAATAACTTTGTCGCCCAGGGTGTTGATGGTCGCCACGGTTACGGCTTCGGCTTCCCGCAAACCGCTATCGGCTCTAAAGCTGCGCTCACCGAAGCGAACTTTGAAGCTGGCAAGCAGTTGCTGGCCGGGATGAAGAAGTCCAATGGCACCCCGCTGGGCACCATGGCTACCACCCTGGTTGTTGGTCCGAGCAACGAGGCCGCTGCGCGCAAGATCATCCAGCGCGAGTACCTCGATAACGGCGAGTCCAACATCTACTACAACAACGTCGAGATCGTGGTGAACCGCTACCTGGCGTAATCGGTCATCTGATGTAACCAATTCGGTCGGGGTGGAGCTGGTAACACCATAGCGTCGAAGCCCCGACTAGTTACCTGATGTGGGAGAAACCATGGGCAATCGGTGATTGCAGCCGTTTAAACCGGGTTTAAATCCCATGAAATTGAGGTGTGACATGGCAACAAGCAAGCGCAAACAGCAGGTCACCGAGGCCGACAAAAGCCCGGCCGCAACTGGAGATCTGGTTGCGGATACCGGCACCGCATCGGGCCAAGCCGAACCGAACGCGCCAGCTGTCAAGGAGTCAGTGACCGAGCCGGAGGCTGGTACGCCAGCCGCTGAAAAAGAGCCAGGCGTCCAAGATTCGGCAGCAGAGCAGGACCAAGAAAAGACCGTCGTCCAAGAGCCGGCAGCAGAACAGCGGCAGGATGAGCAGAGCATCGAAGATGATGTGGACCTGGACCTGGCCGCTGAAGATGCAGATCTGATCGTGGCCACCGCCGATACCAACCAGCCGGACTGGGTGATTGGTCATATGGATGTCAAAGCCAAGTCGCCGATCGGCTTCTGGCGCTGTGGTTACTTCTTTGCTCGTGACATGGCCACGCGGGTCTATGTGGTCACCCGCCGAGAGGATGTCACCCAGGCGGCTGGCCACGATGACTTCGCGGTTTACGTTGAAGAGGCCGAAGCCAAGCGCATCTACCGCGAGCCGAATCTGGTCATTCTGATCGATGGCGAGATTATCCGGGGGTAAGCCATGGCCATCTATGCGACGAAGCAGGATCTGGTAGACCGCGACGAGGGAATGCTCTGGAACGTGGCCATCGACCGCAGTACCAACAGCCTCAACGATCTCTGGATTGCGGAAGCCTTGACCACGGCAGATGCCGAAATCAATGGCCGCCTGTCGCGTCGCTACGTGTTGCCGTTGCCTACGGTGCCGGACATGCTCAGGGCCATTGCCATCACCATCGCGTTCTACTGGCTGGCCGACCGCGACCAGCAGGCCACCAATCTGCTGGAAGACCGGTACAAGCGCGCTATCGAACAGCTCAAGGAGATAGCCAGTGGCAAGCTCGATCTGGGATTGCCAACCCCAGACCAACCGCCGGAAGGTCAGGTCGGCAAGGTGGAGCTGGTGCAACAGAACGAGCGCCTGTTCACCCGCGACAGTCTTAAAGGGGTGTTGTGATGGCCATCGGCGTCCAGGTCGAGACCCGAGGTGAACAGCTGGCGCGCTATCAGCGCCTGTTGGATACCCTGGGGCGCAATGACTACAAGGCCGAGCTGCTCGATAGCATCGGTGCCGTAGTCGAAAGCCAGACGCGCCGCCGGATAGCCGATGAGAAGACCGCCCCGGATGGTTCAGCCTGGAAACCGTGGTCAGATGCGTATGCCAAGACTCGCCATGGCAATCAGTCATTGCTGCAAGGTGAAGGCGCCCTGCTCGATAGCATCGAGTACCAGGTCGAGCGCGGCAAGGTGCGCATTGGTTCCGCCTTGGTCTACTCCGGTGTGCATCAAGAGGGGTTTTCCGGTGCGGTGCAGGTGCCGTCGCATACCCGGCGCATCACTCAGGCGTTTGGCAAGGCCCTGCGCTTCCCTGTGTATCAGAGCGTGGGCGCGTTCAGTCGCCAGATGGCAATTCCGCAACGGCAGTTCTTGGGGCTATCGAGTGACAACCAGACCGAACTGCTCGCGGTGATTGGTGATTTTTGGCAGGACATCATGAAGGAGGCCGGACTATGAGCCGCCCTGATTTTGGCACCATTGGCAGCACGGTCGCTGCCTGTGAAGGCGTGGTGGAGTACCTGATCCCCTATCTGCAGGCCGATGCTGTCGGCGGTGACAAGCAGGTGGATCGGGTGCAAACCGTTGAGCGGCACATCGGCCAGTTCGACAAGCCGGATGACGTCAAACGCTGGCTGACGAACCGCGACGGTGGTGTGCGAGTGGCGGCCATGCGCATTGTCGCTATGCGCAATGAAGGCAGCAGCCTGATCGGCACTATCGAGTTCGCGGCGTTCGTTTTCACCACGGACATGTGGGGCTACGCCAAAGACCAGCGTGCCGAGGTGATCGCCGGTCGCTTGGCCAAGGCGTTAATGCTCAAGGGCGGCTGGCAAGGAACTGGTGCCTACAAGTCACCGGATGCCGTGCGCGCCGACAACTTGTATAGCGGTGAAATCGACAAGCTCGGGCTGGCCATCTGGTCTGTCACCTGGCGTCAGGATTGGCCGCTGGATAACCCGATCGACAGTGCCACGCTGGATGACTTCCTGCGCTGCCACTGGCAAGCAGAGCTGGCTGACGGTGCTCCGGTACTCGAAGCCGATATCACCCTTCCCGCACCGTAAGGAGCAATTGTGGACATCATCGTAAAACCCAAGCCAGGCCTGACGGTGCGCAAACCAGATGGCAGCAAGCTGCAAGCGGATGGCGAACGTGTCAGCCGTACCAGTTTCTGGATCCGTCGCCTGCAAGATGGCGATGTGACTGAAGTTAAACCGGCGGCCAAGGCTGCCAAGAACCCTCAACCCAAGGAGTAAGTCATGGCGCTTGGCTCAATCCCCAATGACGTGCGGGTGCCGCTCGTCTATATCGAGATCGACAACTCACAGGCCCTGAGTGGCAATATCGCCCAGGACCAGCAGGTGATGCTGTTCGGTCAGAAGCTGGCTTCCGGTACTGCCGCAGCCCTGCAGGTGGTCGAGATCCCTGTCAGCGAGTCGGCGATCGATAGCCTGTTCGGTGCTGGCTCCATGATGGCCCGCGCGGCTCGTGCGTTTCGCACTGCCAACAGCTACACCAAGGCGTTTGCCCTGCCTCTGGATGATTTGGCCGCTGGCGCGGCTGCCGCTGGTGCAATGAAGTTCACCGGTCCTGCCACCCAGGCTGGCACCTTGTATCTGTTGATCGCCGGGCAAGCCTTGCAAGTCGGGGTCGCCAGTGCGGACACTGCGGCCACCATTGCCACCAATGTCGCGGCGGCCATCAATGCGGCCTCTCAGTTGCCGGTAACGGCTGCCGTGGATGGTGTGGATACCGCCAAGGTAAACCTGACCTGTAAATGGAAGGGGCTGACCGGCAATGGTATCGATCTGCGCTTCAACTATTACTCCGGTGAGCAGCTGGCTCCAGGCGTCACTATTACGGTGACCGATATGGCGGGTGGATCTGGCTCTCCGGATATGTCTGCGGCACTGGCCGCGATGCCGGATGAGTGGTTTAACCACCTTTATACCCCGTTTAACGATACGGCCAGTCTCAACACCCTGCGCGATGAGCTGCTGGAGCGTTGGGGTCCGCTCAAGATGATCGAGGGCATTGCCTATACCGCGTTCCGTGGCACCTATGCCGAGACCAGCAGCTTCGGCGAAGGGCGCAATGACTTCCTGATCAGTTGCATGGGCACCGGCAAGAGCCCGACTACTCCCTGGGAATTCGGTGCCACCTATGCGGGGATTGCCTCTTACTATCTGGCCATCGATCCGGCTCGGCCTCTGCAGACCCTGGTGCTGCCGGGTGTGTTGCCTCCGGCCAAGGCTGACCGCTTCGGCTTTACCGAGCGTAACAACCTGCTGAAATCCGGGATTGCGACCTACCAGATCCAGCCCGGTGATGTGGTGGCCATTGAGCGTGAAGTCTCCATGTACCAGGAGAACGCCTATGGCGATCCGGATCCGTCGTACCTCGATATCACCACGCCTGCCACCCTGGGCAAGATGCGTTATGACGTGCGGGTGATGGTCACCAACCGATTCCCGCGCCATAAGCTGGCCGATGATAACGTGCTGCCATTGCTCGATCCGGCGCAGCCTATCGTAACGCCGAAGGTGATGCGCGAGGCGTTGCTGGAGGTCGCCACCGATTGGGTGAGTGCTGGCCTGATGGAGAACTACGACACCTTCAAGGAGACTTTGCAGGTGTATCGCGATAGCTCTGATCGCAATCGCCTCAACTGCGTCTGCCATCCGGACGTGGTGAACCAGCTGCGTGTGTTCGCGGCCCTGATCCAGTTCAAGCTCTAAGGAGGAGCCATGGGACAAATTCTTGGTGAAGTGACCATTCGTGCCAATGGTAAGCAACTGAAGACCAAAACCGGTGCAGTGCTGAACCCGGGCGGCATGACCCGCACCCAGCATACTGGTGCCGGTAAGGTCTGGGGCAAGAGCCAGCGCTTTACGCCGCCCAGCATCGAGGTGGTCATTGCGGCGGATGAAGATGTGGATGTGATCGAGATTAACAACATGCTCGATGCCACCCTGGTTTGGGAAGGTGATAACGGCGTCAGTTACATGATGACCAAATCCAGCGTGGGTGAACCGGCCTCCCTGCGTGAGGAGAGCGGTGACATCGCGGCCACCTTCCAGGGCGACAAGGTAGTGAGGATCTGACATGGCCATCATGACCTTTGAACTGGAACACGGGTTGAAGGCCACGACGACAGAGGGGGGCGATGCCCTCCTTTATCGTGAAGTGGGCTTGCGTGAGTTGACGACTGGCGATCTGATTGATGCCCAACTCGAAGCCGAGAAAGTAGTGGTGCAAAACGGCAAGGCCGTCGCGTATACCAGTGACGTTCTCTATGGTCTGCACCTGCTGCGTCGGCAAATCGAGTACATCGGTGAGCTGCCTGGGCCATTGAGCATGTCGCAATTGCGCAAGCTGCACCCGGACGACCTGGGGATGATCCAGCGCAAAACCGATGAACTGGATCAGGCGCTGATGGAGGCGCTGGCCGAGCGGGGGCGAACTGCAGCAGCTCGCTGATCCTGCCATGGGAATGATATTTGCGATGAGCAAATATATTCCATCAGTCGAGCTGAAAGGATTGCCCATTCGCCATATGCTGCGCCGCTTTGATTTATTAAAGGCGGCGCTCACGCCAAATAAATAATTAAAAGGACGGTGCTTATTATGGGTAAGCAATTGGTCACTGATATTGTCATCAACCTCGCCGGTAATTTGGCAAATAAAGCGCGGCAATATGGCCAGTCAATGAATCAGTTTGCCGCCAATAATCAACGCGCCATGAATCTGTTGAAGATGTCCACGTCCGCGGCTGGCCGTGGCATTGATGCATTGGGGAATCGCTATGTCGCCCTGGGGGCGGCGGTGGCAGGTGGTGCTGCCGTGCGCAACTTTGAACAGCTCGATCGGCGCTTGTCCCGCGTGGCCATCGCGGCAGATATCGGGCGGGAAAAGTCAAAAGAACTGTATGACGAAATCCAGCGAGTATCCAACCTAAAAGGCATCCGCATTGACCCCGCCGAGGCGCTATCAGCAGTAGAAGAGATCCTGACCAAGACCGGCGACCTCGACTATGCGATGAGCAACCTGCCCAATATCGCCACTGTGATTCAAGCCACAGGTGCTGGCGGCACAGAGGTCGGCGGCATCTTTACCGAGTTCAAGAAGCTGGCGATCGATTCAAGTGAAGCAGCCATGAAGGCTATTGATACCCTCAACCTACAGGGCAAGGCCGGGGCCTTCACGCTTGGGAGTATGGCCAAGGAAGGCCCCAAGATATTCGCGGCTTATGCAGCCACAGGCCGTCAAGGTTCTGATGCGGTTAAAGAGCTTGGTGCCGCCTTGCAGATTATCCGGCAAGGGGTTGGCTCTGATGCAGAAGCCGTTACTGCCTTTGAATCCATCATCCGTGATTTGACCAGGCCTGAGACTGTTAAGAAACTCAAGCAGTTGGGCAATATCGATGTGTTCGATCCTGAGCAGCTGAAGCAGGGCAAAGAGGTAATGCGCTCACTTCCGGTGCTGATTGAAGAGATTGTCACCAAATCAAAGGGACTATCGACCAATCTGGCTGGACTGAACCTGACCGATGAGGCCAAGCGTGCGCTCAAGCCTTCGATTGCCGAGTTCGTGCAGACTGGCGATGTAAAGGCATTCGAGCAGTTCATGAATGTGGCAGGTGATGGAACCACAACGATGAACGATGCCGCCGTCGCTGCTGGTGACTTCGCAGCCAGCTTGCAGCTGATCAGCAATA